CCGATGTGTTCATTCTGTGAAAACAAATCTCTAACTCCGTTATACCCAATCATATAGAGATTATTTCCGTCAATTAAAAGTGTTTTCACTTAATCATATTGTGAGGTGATAAAAAATATTGTTTCTGAATTAAGTATAGATGATAATAATAGGTAAGTCAAATAAAAAACCCCTCATTAAGAGAGGGGGGTTAAATTGTTAAATTAATATTTTATTACTCTTCTTTAAGTTTTCCTCCTCCCATAATGGTTGGAGATTTGTGTAATGACAAAGTTTGTATAGTTCTTCTTCTGTCTTTGCAGATGATAATGGAATAATGTGGTCAATGTGCCATTCTGTTCTGTTTTCCCAACTCATTCCCGAAACAAACTTGTTTTCCAAATGTTCCTTTAATTCTTGTGGTGAACAACCGACTATTTCAAAAGTTGTGTTTTTCTTTGTAATGTTTAAAGTAATTAAAAATTTATACATTCTAGACCTTAAATTATTAGTAAGGACAAACAAAGGGTCAATTTTCCTTCTTTCTTTCCTTTGTTGTTGTTTTCTTGGTTTATAATTTTTACGATATTCCAATCTTTTTTCAGGATTTTTTTTATACCATTCTTCCCGTAACTCTTTAACTTTTTCAGGGTTTTCTTTCCTCCATTTTTTGTGTCTGTTATAAACTGAATCTGGATTTTTTCTCGTCCAATTTCTTGTGAGTTCTAAAATTTTTTCAGGATTATTTTTACGATATTCCACTGACCTTTTATTATTACACTCTTTACAGGAATATAATAACCCATCTTTAGAAGATTTTAATTTACCAAACTCACAAACATTTTTTTCTTCACCACATTTTTTACAAACTTTTGTTTCCATTTTTTATATATTCTTTCAATAGTTTATTAACAAGGGAAGAAAGATTTATTGATTTATCTTTAAAGTATTGTGGTAGTTCTGGGTCAACCGAAACACCTATTTTAACTTTTTTTTCAATTTCTTTAATTTTCTTTCTTCCCATATATAATAAATATCTACAACTTAATAAAAAGTGGAATTATTATAACTTTTTTTATTCTGTTATCTCCACTTCTTCATTTTCTTCGAGAGCTATTTCTCCATCACCAGAAAGTATTGCGTTCCAGTATTGTGAGTAATCTTTCTTATATTTTTCCAAATCTTCTTTGGTGTCTTTGATATAACCATTGTGAACTGCAATAATCTTTCCATCTTTATAACCCAAACCATTTACGTGGTTTTTAAGGATGGAAACTTTTGTTCTTACCGCATAAGATACTGTTCTACCATTTTTTGTTGCTGTGATGTGATTGATTCCCGCATTCTTTTGATTACCAAATAAAAACACCAACGATGACGCCAACCATAATGCCTCCCCACCTTTCGCCTTGATAGTGGGTTGTCCAAAAGGATTATCCGGCAGCTCAACCCAAGGTTGGTTTACTACAACCAAAGTGTTATAATATGGATATTCTTCTTTTTTTGATTTAGTGATACGTGAATGAACCCCCATACCAATTCTATCGGCCAATGCAGATGCCGTATGCATTTTTCCCCCTTTACCTTCAAATGTCATTTTACAAGGAATAGACCCCACAGAATCCCATAAGAATAATAAGTTATACGGAACCTCACCTTTTTCTTGAGCATCCAATATTTCATTAATAAAATCTGTCGCCTGCTCAATATAATCAAACGAATCATTAAAGATAAAATCTCCATCCCATTCTCCGTTCTCGTTCTTTGTTGCTTGTAATCCCAACTCAACGGCGTGGTCCCACGACCATTTCTTTTCTGTTATAATGAATACAGGTAGATGTCCCTTCTTTTGTGCATCCGCGGCCGCCATAATCATTGCAGTTGTTTTACTACTATTACTATGTCCCAAGAACATATTAATTCCTCCCATTACGGGACCCGGTATTCCACAAGCGTTATGAAACGCTTCACCACAATTATAGTAGTTTGTTTCTTTATATTTTGTTTTGGTTGAGAACTTATCTTTTATGTTCCCAATTCCACCAATATCTTTTTTCTTAATTCCTGCCATGATATAAATTATGAATTGAATTTATTTTATAAAATTATTCTTCGTCCTCTTCTTCTTCGTCTTCATCATCTTCTTCTACATCTTCGTAATCATCTTCCGAATTATCCCAATCGTAGGTGTTTTGAGTATCTTCTTGTTCTGTTAAAGAATCTTCTAGAATTTTTTCAATCTTTTCGCACATTAGTTCGAATGATTTAGAAATCTTTCCGATTTTAAATGCCATCTCTACGAGAGTTAAATCGGACTCAGACGCGAGAGATTCCAATTCACCATGAGGATTATCCCATCTCAAAATTGATTTAATCTCATCGTATTGTTCTTCTGTCATACTTGAGTATGATGGTTTCACCACTTCTTTCATTTTTGGTGCTGCTTTCTTTTTTGCTTTTTTTGACATAAAATATTTTTTTATTTGTTTTTATTTAAAATTAGGGGTGGGGTATCCCACCCCCTTTGTGAGAAATTAGAATGGTAACTCTGTGTCCGGTTCTTCGTCGGCTTGTGGGTCAACATATGATTTAGATTTTGAACTACCACCCATAGAGGTTGTAGATTCTTCGTCATCACCATAAACATAACCGCCTTTTTCTGAATCCCATTTTGGTGTCTTACCTTGTGCAATTGCTTCAAGATACTCAACAGGTTTTTTAGAATAAACATCATTCCAAGTAAGTGGGTCATTAATCCATTCTTTCATCAAATCTTTGTCTTCTGAAAGTGGTTGGACATCATCATACATAATTGTAGATACGGAAGTGTATTCTTTACCTTTACCGGTTTTAGATTTGGTTAATTCAATAATCAAATCACGTCCTTTTTCGGCATCGGTGATATCACCTTTGTTTCTCCAAATTGGAATGATTTTATCAAGGATACCATCATTCTTGTAATTGTGTTTGAATCTCCAGAACTTTGGTCCGTCCTGCTCATTATCACGGTCGATAACTTTAACAATATAAAACTTACGAGATTTATACTGCTTGGCAAGTTCTTTATCAGATTCTTTACCGGTAGACATCAACTCTTCATAAACTTCATTAAGAGGTGAACGTTCGTTGTTATTTTTTCCCGGGTCATAGAACTTTTGCCATTGACCTCCAACTTGGATTTCGTGATACCAAGCTTCTTTAAATGGTGAGGAACCATCCGGAGTAGGTAGGATTCTGATTCTTCTTTGTCCTGACTTTTCTTTATCAGAAAGAAGAAGAGCAAAATACTTTTTCATTCTTTCGTCTTGCGACATTTTGTTTTGGGCCCCGCCCCCTTGTGTAGATTTCTCATACTGTGCCAATACGGCGTCGAGTGAACTCATAGCTTTTAAATTTTAAAAAGTTAATTAATATCTCAAAGATAAACATAAATACCGAACATGTCAAATAAAAAAAAAGGTATCACGTTTTGTGATACCTTTTAAGTGTTAAAAATTTAATCTTTATTTTGTAAATTCTGTTTCATCTGTTGGTAGAAAAGTGTCTTTAATTTCACTGTCAGAAATATCTGTTACATCATCTGATGTTAAAACATAATCAGTTTTTCCGGTTTTTTCAAATTCATCTTGCTTATCATTAAAAAAATCAGAAAGTTTTTGGTTGAATGGATAAGAATCGTATTTTCTCAAATCCAATTTTTCTTGTGGTGATTTTTCTCTATATTTCTCTATTTTATTTTCGAGTGTGTTAAGTTTCGCAACAATAGAATCCATATCCTTTAACTTAGCTTCTAAATTAGATAATTGAGAAAATAAGTTATTGAAGTATTCTTCTTGTTTCTTTTCTATGTTCTCTTGTGATTTTACAAGGTCTGTGATTTCCAATTCTTCGGTTTCACCTTCTCCTTCCTCTGAGTTTCCTTTATCATCAATTTTTGTTACCTCGTCGTCAGTTTCAACATCAATTGGTTGTGGTTCGGATTCGGGTGTTGATTCCGCTCCCGGAGCCGGTGGTGGGGGTGCCCCTGCTTCGGCACCAGGTGCTGGTGGAGCGGGTGGTGGTGGAACTTCTTGTTCATTCAAGTATTTGTTTATACTTCTATATCTTTCAATTTCACTAATAATTTTTTTATCTATTGACATTTTTAATCATTTAACAATTGCTTTATACCTTTTACGGTTTCTACTTTTACTTTTCTGTTTGCGGTTACTTGATGACCTGCTCTTTCGATTAGTCCATCTTTTTCTCTGACAACATAGCAATCACCTGTTTCTAAGTCACAAACTTCCTTAGTTCCATTACCCATAGATTGTTCTGAGTATTGACCTTGTTTACCTAAGTAGTTGTTTAATTTTTGTGTTAAGTCCATAAAAATAATTTATTTATAAATATCATAAAAAGTTAAATAGTTATAGAACTATTAACCGAAAAGATTTTTTGTGTTCTTATTAGGTTTCCTTGTGCATCTTTAGTCTCGTCTAAACTACCGTTTGGTAATACCGGATTTGCATAGACATCATATTCCAATGGAACTATTCCACTGACTCCAGCATCTGTATTGCAACTCTGTAAAGCATCTTGTAATGGTGTAAAAATAGCTTGTTGTTTATCGTCAGTTATTCGACCAGGTTCTGAAAGGTCTCCACTAGAACTACATGGTGTGTTACTGAATATTTGTCCTTTTGTTAGGAATATTTCCCATAAACCGACATTTGGTTTAATTGAAACAATAATTTGATTGTCATTTCCTTGGACAGTAACTCTTCGAACATTAAAAATATCTTGTCCTGGTGGTAAAACAATTGGTCTCGGTGATGGTGTTGGTGTGGGGAATATTTCTTGGTAATTTGGACCATCAACTAACTTTTCAACGTTTTGAATAGTAATTCCATCGGTTTTAGCAACATTTAAAGCTTGAATTAGTTTATCTCTAATTGGTTTGTAAATTGTTAGTCTGTTTGTTTCAAAAGTAGTTTTATTGACTGTTGTATAATCCCATTCTGTGACATAGAACTGATGTAAACCTATTAAATCAGATATTTGTATTGTTTTAGCCTCTAATCTATCCCTTAAGAATCCTACAAATAAATCAACTGTTTTGAAGTTAGCTGCGGGAATTGTTATCTTACCGTTGAGACTTTGAGTTTCAACACACGAATATTGTTTCATGAAAGCTCCTCGTTCAAAGGTTGGACTGTAATCTTTTTCTAAAGAGATTAACGCGTAATTATTATTGAATGAATTAAATCCTTCTTCGGGTTTTTCACATGTTCTTAGGAAGCACAAAGCGTAAATAATTGCTTGTAGGTTTGAGTCCGCAGGTATTGCACTTTTTATCTTTGCAACTAAATCACTTCTATTAATTACTGTTTGTGTATAGGCGGTTGATACGAATCCGTTT